AGACATCTTCGGAAATCCAGTTGAAAAAATAAAATTCTCTAGCATTCCAGACGCCAAAGACTTTCTACGATCCTATGAAGGCGTAGAAGGTATGAATATCTATGGAATGGATCAATTCATCTATCCATACATCTTTGATACTTACTCCAGTAAGGTCAAGTATGATCCCCAGACGATTTCTGTGGTATGTATCGATATCGAAAATAAAATTGGCGATGAGGATATTGACACCTCTATTAGAACTACTCCAAATGAAATTACTGCGATCACCATCTCACGAAACGGTAAGCGAGCAGTCTTTGGATGTGGTGAATACACGATCCATCAGCCGAACATCACATATTACAAGTGTAAGGATGAAGTTGAGCTACTATTGAAGTTTCTTAATGTTCTGTGGTCTCCTGAGTACAGTCCAGATGTCCTTACGGGTTGGAACATCGAGTTCTATGATATTCCCTATCTCGTAGGTAGACTTACTGTGGTGCTTGGTGAGAAGTATGCCACTAGACTATCACCATGGGGAATTATTAGACCAAAGAAGACCTTTGTAAACGACCGAGAGATGTTCACGTACCAGATTATGGGTACAAGTGTTCTTGATTATATTGCTCTGTATCAGAAGTTTACGTATATCAAGCAGGAGTCCTATTCCCTAAGTCATATCGCATTTGTTGAATTGGGTGAAAGTAAACTGGATTATTCAGAGTACGGAAACCTGCAAGAGCTATATGAGAATAATTATCAGTTGTACATAGAGTATAACATTAAGGACGTTGATCTGGTTGATAGACTTGACGACAAGATGGGTCTCATTGAACTGGTATTCACGATTGCGTACAGTGCAGGTATTCTATTCAATGATGCGTTGGCTTCGGTTAGACCATGGGATGTAATCATTCACAATTACCTCATGGACAGAAATATTGTGGTTCCGCCCATGAGGTCATCGGTCATGCCTAGGAAACTGGTAGGCGGTTACGTAAAGGAACCATTCGTCGGTCTACATAACTGGGTAGTAAGTTTCGACTTGAGTTCTCTATATCCTCACCTAATTATGCAGTACAATATTAGCCCAGAGAAGTTCATTCGTAAGGATAGAATTCCTAGCATCATTGAACTACTGAGTAAGGTGGAACTGAATTCTGGTAATAGTACTACCATGGCAGCAAATGGATGTAGATATTCAAAGGATGGTGTTGGGTTCCTACCCGAGCTTATGATGGACCTATTCAAGCAGCGATCTGCTCACAAGAAGACTATGATCCAGTTTGAGAAGGAATACGAAGCAACTAAGAATGAAGATTTGCAGAATGACATTTCTAGGTATAATAACCTTCAGATGGCACTCAAGATTCTACTCAACTCTGCATATGGTGCTCTAGCGAATATTTACTTCCGTTGGTTCGATTTCGATAACGCTGAAGCCATTACGATGTCCGGTCAGCTATCTATTCAGTGGGTTGCACAAGACCTCAACATGAAGCTGAATAACATGCTAGGTACATCTGATGTTGACTACATCATCGCTTCTGATACCGACTCAGTTTACATTAGACTAGATAAGCTAGTTGAGATGTATATGCCGGGAGAGACTGATAAGCACAAGATCACTAGGTTCTTGGATAAGGTCTGTAAAGAGAAGATCGAGAAGATTATTCAGACTAGCTTTGATGATCTTGCTACATACATGTCTGGTTACAATAACCACATGAACATGAAGCGTGAAGCTATTGCTAACCGTGCTATCTGGATTGCAGCCAAGCGATATATTCTCAATGTCTACGATCAGGAAGGTGTTACTTACGCTGAACCTAAACTCAAAATGAGTGGAGTTGAAGCAGTAAAGTCTAATACCCCTAAATTCTGTAGGGATAGCATTAAACAGTCCTATAAGATCATCATGAATGATACCGAGGAAGACCTACAGAAGTACGTTGAGAAGGTCCGAGATGAGTTCAATCAACTGGACTTCACTGAGATTGGTAGACCAACTGGGGTCAGTAACCTGACTAAATGGGCCAAGAAGTCTCCAGACAACAAGGCTGGTACTCCTATCCATGTGAGGGCTTCTCTGGTCTACAATGCTGCTATGAAGAAGCATAAGCTTGGCAATCGGTACGAGACTATCTACAGCGGTTCCAAGATCAAATATTGTTATCTGAAGATGCCTAACCCAGTTCACTCTAATGTAGTAGCTGCACCCGGAAAGCTTCCACCAGAATTCAATCTGGAGAACTATCTGGATCGTGATCTTCAGTTCACCAAAACTTATCTCAATCCCATGAAACTGGTCCTAGAAAAGATTGGTTGGGAAGCAGAAAAGACTGCCACTATCATGGGTTTGTTTGAAGACGACGCATAAATACCCACGAGGGTTAGTTCACCTTCGTAAAATCAAACAACACTGTAAACATAAAAGGAAAATTAAATGAACGCACTTATGAATAAGATGAAGGCGTCTGGCTCGATTAAAGAGTCCGCACTTCTATCAGACTCCATTCTCTTCAATGAGAAGGACTCAGTACCAACCGAAATCCCAATCATCAATCTAGCACTATCAGGAAAGCTCAAAGAGGGTCTAGTATCTGGGCTAACATTCCTAGCAGGACCGTCTAAACACTTCAAGTCATTACTTGGACTAATGATGGTCAAGGCATACATGGATCAGTATCCAGAATCCATCTGCCTATTCTTCGACTCTGAATTTGGTATCACACCAGATTATATCAGAGCAAATGGACTAGATGCTTCAAGGATTCTTCACATTCCTATTCTACATATCGAACAACTCAAGTTTGATATGGTGAAGCGAATTAATGATATCCTTCGTAAAGAGAAGGTCATTATCTTCATCGACTCCATCGGCAACTTAGCTTCCAAGAAGGAAGTGGATGATGCTGAGAAGGAAAATGAAGCTGCAGATATGACACGAGCAAAGGCTCTAAAGTCACTATGGAGAATTATTACTCCACATCTCACTATCCGAGATATTCCACTGATTGCAGTAAATCATACATATCAAACCCAAGAAATGTACGCAAAGTCTATCATGTCTGGTGGACAAGGCGGAATGCTTAGTGCCATGCAAGTATTCTTCATTGGTAAGGCGCAAGAGAAAGATGGAACTGATATAGTCGGATGGAACTTCACCATCAATATTGAGAAGTCAAGGTTCGTTAGAGAGAAGTCAAAATTCACTTTCCAAGTCAATTATGGAAAGGGCATCAACAAGTGGTCTGGTTTACTCGATCTTGCCCTAGAGTCTGGACATGTCATTAAGCCTAAGCGTGGGTGGTACCAAACAGTGAATATGGAAACTGGGGAGGTGTCTGAAAAATCATTCAGAGAATCGGCTACTAATAATGCAGAATTCTGGACTCCAATTCTAGCATGTAAGAAATTCAATAATTATGTTGAAAGTAAATTTTTGGTGTCATCTGGCGATATGATCGAGACAGATGACGTAAATGATGTCTATGATGACATCGAAGAAGAAGGAGACGAATAATGGGTTGGGCAACTGGCGCAAGAGTACTTAGTGACATCATCGAAGTAGTCGATAGACATGTTCTAGATGATTCAGACAAGATGGGTCTATACAAAGACCTCATCATCATATTTGAAGAATATGACTGTGACAATACTGATGAGTGTTTAGAGATTGACTCTATGTTCGATGAAGTGTATTATGAACTCAAGGGTAAAGAGGTAGTTTTAGAAGAAGAAGAGTAATCTATGCAACTTGAAAGAGTTATTTTTAACAACTTACTATATAATGAAGAGTACTGTCGAAAAGTAATCCCCTTCCTTTTAGGGGATTACTTTCACGACCGAAATGATAGGTTGGTGTACGAACTTATTGACGAGTATATCACTAAGTATAATCGAAGACCAACGAAAGAAGCACTTCAGGTTAATCTGACATCTCGTGATGATGTGCTAGAAGATCAGTACGAAACCTGCAGTACGATTATCACTGATCTTAATGACGAAACCAAAAATGACATCGAATGGTTACTGGATTCTACAGAGAAGTTCTGTCAGGATAAGGCGATCTATAATGCCATCATGGAATCCATTAAGATCATGGATGACAAGACTGGTAAGAAGTCTAAGGGTCAGATTCCAGAACTGTTGACGGATGCGCTTAGCATTACGTTTGATAGCTCTATCGGACATGACTACTTTGAGGATGCCGAGAAGCGTTGGGAGTTCTATACCAATGTTGGCGAGAAACTTGTATTCTCGCTAGAGTTTCTGAATAAGATTACTAAGGGTGGTGTTAATCGAAAGACCCTAAACCTTCTTATGGCACCTACCGGTGTCGGTAAGAGCTTGATCATGTGTGACCTTGCTGCATCATTCTTGGAGCAAGGTAGAAATGTTCTGTACATCACACTTGAAATGTCTGAAGAGAGAATTTCAGAACGTATCGATGCTAATCTGATTAATGTCGATATCGATGACATCCCAAATATGGCCAAGGACGTATTTCTGAAGAAGGTTAACGCGGTCAAGGAAAAGACTGTCGGTAAACTTATCATTAAGGAATATCCTACGAGTGGTGCAGGTTCAGCTAACTTCAGACATCTGCTACAAGAGCTAAAGTCCAAGAAAGGATTTGTTCCAGACGTAATCTTCATCGATTATATCAATATCTGTAACTCATCCAGATTGAAGGGTTCAGTCTCTGCTAACACTAATACTTACATCAAGGCTATTGCTGAAGAACTTAGAGGGTTAGCAGTAGAGTTTGATGTTGCTATGTTCACTGCTACTCAGGTAACTCGTGATGGCATGGATACTAGTGACATCAATATTACTCAGACATCTGAATCTATTGGTCTAACTCACACGGTTGATATCATGCTAGCAGTTATGCAAACTGAAGAATTGGTCAGATTGAATCAGTTTCTATTCAAGCAGCTTAAGAACCGATATGCAGATGCTAACAAGTGGAACAAGTTTACTATCGGGGTTGACAAAAATCGTATGAGGCTGTATGATGTGGAAGGTAGTGCTCAGCATGATTTAGTATCTACTACACCAGCAGCTAACAATATGAAATCTAAAGAAAAATTCAAGAAGAAGTTTCAGGAGTTTAAATAATGGCAGAATATAGTTATGTTAAAGAGAATGGTGAGTTTCTAATCAAGGAACGTGCGACTGGGTATACTGTCAGGTACTTCTTTGATCTTGATCAAACTAAGAAGTTTATCAAGCATCTAAATTCGGGTGGTGCATTTGCTGGATGGACACCTAACTTCTTTCTAGTAGAAAGATATAAGTGATGTCGGATTATGCTAGAGACGACGATTATATTGAACTTGGTAAAAGATATGATGAACTTTATGTGGATAAAGTTGCATTAAGTAGAAAAATGGATATAATTAATTGGTATTTAGAGTATATTAGCAAACATTATAAAGTAGATTCTAGACATCCGGGATATCATCTCATTCCAACTGAAACTTTTATGAAGTTGGTTCAATTGGGTATGGCCGATGACTGATGAAAATGGACTAAATGCAATCGAGTCAGTTTTTAGTAGTTGACATATCTAAACGAATGGAGTATCCCATGGTTTATAAAATTGGTTATATGTGGGTAGTAGAAATTTTGGGTGAGATGAGTGGTGAAGTTATTGAAAAAAATCACCAGTTTTCCTATGCAAAGGCTTGCAAGTTTGCTAAGAATCTTCAAAGCTTCAATATTGGTATAGTTCGAGATATATATGACGATGACGAGTGTTTATATGACCGTTCATGGGCATATATAGAAGATGGTGAGCTTCCAGAATATTTTATCGATGAGTACGGTATTGAAGTAGCAAAGGTTCCACCAAGGTTCCATAAACAAATGAAGGATGATAGATATGGCTAACGCGACTACAAAGACCGAGACCAAGATTACTGGGGTTACGCTAGAACTAACTCCGATGGAGGCGTAATATGAGGTGGATGAACGATTCGGTCCAGAACACTATGAAAGATTGGCGGTAGACGCTATCAATCGGGTTGACATAGTCTCCTCATTTGATATTATAAGTACATCAAATGAGGAGAACCGAAATGAGAAATCCGATTGCCAAGTACTGCGGGCGTGTTAACAAGCCCAAAATTCACAAGCCCGCTAAAGGGCCGGGTTCATATACCCGTAAACCTAAATTTGGAGATAAATGATGGAACATATTACATACCCTACTGAGAAGCCAGTATTCGTGGTTAAAGCATGCGTCGAATATTGCGGTAGTGCTATGCAGAAGATACATCTGCAAGGAGACACTCTAGAAGAATTATATGAGGAAATGGCCAAATATAAGACTTATAATGAGACGAGCGAAGATTTTGTGGTAAGGTTTGAAAGAGAAATTCTTGAAGTAATTTCAAGCACTATGACTGATGAAGCTAATCTTGAACACACCGAAGCTATGGAAGAATTTCGGAATCCGAAAGAACCTACGCCAGAAGAAGTTGAAGCAGTTGAAAGGAATATTCGTAGAGTTTTGGAGTATATGGAAAAGAGGGAGATTGAATATAAAAAGGATGGGATTTGGTAATGTACATAAACACTAATTTTAACGAGGTTCCTACATTAAAAATTAAAATAATTAGTTGACATCATTTCGGATTATGTTATTATAACTCATCAACTGATTTTGGAGAACGAACATGAACCGATTTGTAGTCCTTCTGGCGGCGGCTGAATATAACCAGAGCTTTATTGATCGTGAAGAAATTTTTTACGTTGTGACTAAGGGTCATAAGTTTGATGTTCTGTACAATGAATTGAACCGAGCAGACAAGAACTACGTTGAGGCTAGCCTTGATCTTTTCGACACCATTAAGAACTTCGCTAGGGGAGCAGTTCGATGAACAAGAAAATCACACAAACGCTTCACGCATATGTGGATTGGTCTACTGGATCATTTGCTGATAGAATTGGCGGACTTCAACGATATAATCGTTTGAGAGGATCATTAAATCGCGATGACCAAGAATTTGTTGACAACTTCCTTGATACCATGTATATTCTTGAGGATGGATTTTATCGAATGATTGGAGATTACTAAAATGGCACATGAAGCTGAGTTTAATAACATGGAAAAGCTGTTCGTTCGTTCGATCCAGCAATTTCCTCCTCGTGAACATTTCCTAGTTCGCGCAACTAAGATTACTGCAAAGTATGTTACGATTGCTGCATGTCTGGGGGTTGCGGTCATGGGTCTAACGGTATGGTTGGGGCAGTAAGATGACTGAAGTTCTTGATGTAGATGACACGGTATGGCTCAATCCAGCTAAGGTGGCTAAAGTCTTTGGTCCATATGCTGATCGACCAGACGAGGAAGTTTGGTATGAAGTAGACTGGCACATTATGAATGACATGTATATGAGCGTCAGACTCCCCGCTAGCCAAATTCATCACTATGAGCGTACTTCTGAACCAAAACTGAAAATTGGTGAAAAGGCTATCTGGGTAAGTCACACCGAAGGTGAGGATGACGAAGAGGTTATCGTGAATTATATCGGACTATCTGAAGCTGTAGTCCAAAGTGCAAATCTTAGAGAATATTTCGTCGAGCTTAAAAATCTGAAGGCGGTGAGGTAATGGATGAAACGTAAACTTACATATGCAATAGGTGACATTCATGGGCATCTCAATTCTCTAATACAGCTACTAGATCATATTGAGGCTCATCGTCAGTCTTGTGATGCAGAAGCCACTATTATCTGTGTAGGCGATTACGTTGATCGTGGCCCTAACAGTAAGGGTGTCATAGAACTCCTCATGAAGAAGCAATCAGAAAAGTTCATCTGTCTGATGGGTAACCATGAGAATATGTTTCTGAATGCTATGGTTGATGATAGAGATATGTCATACTACATCTACCCGGATAATGGTGGACATGAGACGCTGAAAAGCTACGACTTTGCAGTTGACCCAGATCACCTACTATGGTTATCTGGGTTACCATTCATGCATCAAGATGAGCATCGCGTCTACGTCCATGCGGGAATCGATCCATGGGTAGAACTGAAGGACCAACAGCCTGAAGTTTGTATGTGGATCAGAGATAAATTTTTACGTGCAGATGGTACTTCGTTCCAAAAGCATGTGGTCCATGGTCATACTCCGTACCATCATGGTAAGCAGGATTTCATTAAGCCCGAACTTCTACCACATAGAACAAATTTAGATACTGGAGTTTGTTTTGGTGGACTATTGACCGCCGCAGTATTCGATGATACTATTCCAAATGGACCAATCACTTACTTTCAAGTTGCAGGAGATTTATAATGAGTTCTGATAAGCAGCTAAACTATGAAGAAACTGTCGTAGTTCAAAATACGGTTGAACTCTCACAAGAGATGCTTGATCTAGTTTTCCAACACGTACAGACACAGGGATCAAATGATCCACACCTCACCCCTATGGTTGCTGCATCATTTGCATCTGCTATTGCAGTCCTTTCGGCACTGATCCCCGGTTTCCGTGAGACCTTTGATAAAATGATGGGAACTATCCCAAAGATGTAAGAATTATGTTTACATCATTATAGGAATGCGGTATAGTACTCCCATGATGACAAAACACGACAAATACTTCTCGATTATCTCTAAGGCAGCCGAAGCGGTTGCTCCTGTAGGTAAACAGCGATTGGCTTCCATTCTTGTTTATAAGAATGAAATCATCGCTATGGGATATAATCAACGTAAGTCTCATCCGTTCCAGAAGAAATATGGAACGGATGAGCAGTGTATCTATTTGCATAGCGAAGTAGATTGTATTCGAAATGCTTTGCGAAGTGTGAGTCTGGACGTCCTGTCGAAATGCACCATGTATGTGTATCGCGCCAAGCATCCGGATTACCAACCAGATAAATATGTTGCTGGTCTAGCTAAGCCTTGTGCTGGTTGTCAGCGGTGTATTGCTCAGTTCGGCATCAAGAAGGTTTATTACTCGACTGATGACGGATCGTATGATATGTTGTAATATGCACCTGTAGTTCAGGGGAAGAACGGCTGACTCTTAATCAGCGCGTCACAGGTTCGATTCCTGTCAGGTGTACCAAACTTAACCATCATGTGGTAAAGATGATTCTAGAAACTGATATTTTATAAATAGTTATATCAAACCTTCAAGGAGATATAGCATGATTTATGAATGTCTAGAGTGCAATAAATCACTCAATAAACTGAGTCAACATCTTAAGTATATCCATCAAATGAGTGGCATAGACTATTACAATAAACACTTTGGGATAAAACACTGCTTAAATTGCGATAATATTCCTACATTCCGTGGTGTTACTATAGGATATTTAACTTACTGTTGTATAGAGTGTCGAGATTCACACAATAAAGCAAGCGGAAAGTTAAAGGGAGTCAATAGCGGAAAGAAGCAATCAACTGAAACTATACAAAAAAGAATTGCGAATACTGATCAAAGTAGAAAGGAAAATACAAAGCAAAATACCATGTTGGCGAGATATGGTAAGAAATTTCATTGTTTTAATCCAGAATCTAGAAGTAAAAGAGTATCTGATTCACTTTCAGGTAAATCTCATACCAAAGAACACCACATAAAGGTAATTGAGTCGAAAAGGAAAAATAATACATTATTTCACTCAGAATCTACTAAACAGAAGATAAAAAATTCTATTAATATTTTGTATCAGTCAGATGATCCTCCAATGACATTGAGTAAATTTGGGGCCGGAAATAAACATCACCATGGCTACTACAATAATTTTTACTTCAGGTCAAGTTGGGAATTGTTCTTCATAAAATATTGTCAGGATAACGGTATAGAAATTATCTCTGCTGAATCCAAAGAATACCGAGTTAGATATGTTGACAATGAGAAACAAAGGTATTATTATCCAGATTATTATCTTCCGCGTTATGACATGATAGTAGAAATAAAACCAAAAAGTAGACTCGATGACAGTATCATTAAATTGAAAGCCGATGCTGCTAAATGCGTCTACAAAAACTATAAAATAATAACAGAAGATGAATTAGCCAATTTAGACGACTTTTTTAGAACTGGAGATTAAGATTAATATTTTCTATGTGGACACCGACCCAGTAAAAGCTGCACAAGCTCTAGGAAATCCTCATATTTGCAAAATGCTGATTGAAAGTGCACAAATGCTTTCTACTGCCCATCGAATTCTTGACGGCAAAGAGTATATCGACTCTAGCAGTGGACGTAAAATTAAACGATGGTCACTAGACGATAATCGAGAGCACATTCTATATAAGGCGACTCATATCAATCACCCAAGCAATGTTTGGGTGAGAACATCTGTAGAAAATTACCTATGGCTAGTCGAACACATGTTCGCCATAGGTGAGGAATATACCTATCGATATGGCAAACGACATAAGTCTATTGTCAATCTCGGTTATACTCTACAGTCCCCTCCATTCAATCTAAAATCTTATGACATGACTCAAATTCCGTCATGTATGCCAGAGGAATACATCCTCGGCTCTCAAGACCCGGTAGCCAACTACAGAAATTACTATAAATATGCAAAGGTAAATATGCACACTTGGAAGAACCGAACTCCTCCAACATGGCTCAACATTAAGGATGATTAATGACTGAAATTACAACAATTGATCAAGTACGTGAATTAGAATATAGTGAACTACTAAAACTAATCGAAAAACATGGCTCTCAAAATAAATTAGCTGAATTTCTCGGTGTATCCAGAAAGGCGATTTATAGAGTCATCAAGCGAGCAAGCACAGAAGTACTACAACATCGACCCGCACCAGAAGCAATTATTCAAAGAGTCGATAGTGGTATCCGTAGATTCATTTTAACGGCTGCTCAGGATCGAACTGTAGTACATGAAGGGTTCTTACAGAACATTGAAGCTTATCGTGACTGGCTGTCTCAGACTGGACCTTGCGATATCTATATCTCTGGATTCACATATGGCACAAGAGTATTAGGTCAAGAGTCTAATGCACAAAAGGATACTGCCATTTATGATGAACGAGTGGAAAAATATTTAAATAATAATCGGGTTCGACTTGGTGATCGAATCGACTGGTGTGGCGAGATGAACACATGGCCTACAGCGGTTACTCCACTGTCAGGATTTGAATCCTACACTCAACATCGTTGGGGTATTTTCCCACACACTAAAGTTCAACTTAAATCAGTTGCAACGATGAAGAATGAGCCCGCTAAGATTATTATGACGACTGGTGCCATCACCAAACCTAATTATATTCAAAGAAAAGCCGGGATCAAGGCATCCTTCCATCACATTATTGGTGCAGTTCTGGTTGAAATTTCAGCGGATGGCACATTCTTTGCTCGACATTTAGCGGCTGAAGAAGATGGATCATTCTGTGATCTAGACCGGATAGTCTACAATGGGCAAGTAACTTGTGGTAATAGAGTAGAAGCTATCAACTGGGGAGACATCCATGTGGCTCAGATGGACAAAGAAATCGTATTCAAGAGCTTTGGCATTCGAATGTTCAATTCATACCCCGACCAAGCTATCACTGCAGATTCTCAATCGTCAATGCTAGATGATCTACAGCCAAAGTATCAATTCTTCCATGATGTTGCTGACTTCCAATCTAGAAACCATCACAACATTAAAGACCCACATCACATGTTCAAGCTATTCATTGAGGGTAGTGATTCGGTAGAAGAAGAATTGTCTGATGTGGCACTATTCTTGAGTATGACTAAGCGTCCGTGGTGTAAATCTGTGGTAGTAGAATCCAATCATGACCTTGCACTGAATAAGTGGCTGAAGTATGCAGATCATAGACTTGATCCACCTAATGCTAGGTTCTGGCTAGAATGCTCACTTGAGGTCTATAAGGCGATTGAACGAAGAGAGAATGACTTCTCCATCTTCCACCACACAGTCAAGAGATTGACAGATGATCCACTTGACGATGTGTTATTCCTCAAGACAGATCAAAGCTTCAGAGTTTTGGATATCGAGAAGGGCCTCCATGGACATAATGGTGCTAATGGTGGTCGAGGATCAAGTCTAACATTCTCTAAGATCGGCTCTAAGTGCACTACAGGGCATACGCATACTCCAGCTATCACTGATGGAGCATATACGTCTGGTACCAAGTCTAAACTCGATCTAGGGTACAATCTTGGTCTATCGTCATGGTCGCACTCTGACGTCGTGACATTATCTAATGGTAAGCGTCAGATCATCACATGGAACAACGGAAAGTATCGACTATAATAAATACTCCTATATGAGGAGTATTTCAATGATTTCATTTACCGAATTTCTAAAAGAAGGTGTACATGATCCTTCAATATTTAAAGCCGTATTCATGGCAGGAGGTCCCGGTTCCGGGAAGTCATTTATTGTAGGTAACACTGCACTAAAGCAAATGGGGTTCAAGTTAATTAATTCTGATATCGCGTTTGAACGTGAATTGAAGAAGGCTAACTTGGCCCCTACTCCGTCTAACATCTCTTCTCCGAGAGGTCAGGCACTTCGAAATAAATCTAAGCATACAACTGGAAATATTAAAGAGCTTGCACTAACGGGTAGATTAGGATTAGTGATCGACGGTACCGGTAGAGATTACGAGCATATCAGATCACAGAAAGTTAATCTTGAACATCTTGGATATGAAACTATGATGGTATTCGTCAATACCAATCTTGAGACTGCTCAGTTCAGAAATAATATGCGGGAACGATCATTGGATAATAAAATGGTCGAAAAGATGTGGACTGACGTCCAGAACAACCTTGGAAAGTTCCAACAATTATTTAGCCATAGACTTGTCATCATCGATAACAATGAAAATTCTGATGTCAAGGCTCAGACGAATAGAGCATACAAATATATTCTCAACTGGTCTAAGCAGACTCCGAAGAATGAAATTGCCCAAAAGTGGATCAAGAATCAAAATCATATAAATAAAGGGTAGGAAATATTTCCTACTAAATGATTAAGGCCAAGGCAAACTCATTTATAACGGATCAGTCTTAGGAAAACTCCGATGTATAGTAAGTTTATTAGTAATACCCAGCGACCAACATTTTCTTCTCCCAAACTAAACGATGTCGTAGGAGAATGGTTTGCTTTGACCCTAGTCATTTGTAGTCTCTGCTTAATCAGCACGAGACTTTTTTATTTTAAGGGGTAAGGTTTATGACGCTAGAAGAAGAATTAGAACTAAAGGAATTTCTCCGCAATTCAGAGCATGAGAGTGAACACGCATCACTTCGTGCTGCAGTGGCTTGGCATAAGGAACAGGCGGCTAAGCTCAGAGGTAGAGCACGTAGACTCAGAAGTAGAAGTGAAGAGGTCGTAGAACTTATTAATCGTGCTAAACGACACATGAAACATGCCGAAAATAAAGAGGCAAGAGGTCGTCGATTGAGAAAAGAGGATGTCGAGATTGAACTCGATGAACGTGTATTGGACCTAGCTCAAAGACAGAAGAGAGCAATGGTATTCAGACGTTATAAAGAAAAAATTGAACGATCAAAGGAAATTGCACAGAAGCATATGGCTCCGGATAAGAATATCAAGAAGAGAGCATATGTACTTGCCAGACAATTGGTTCGTAAGAAATTCGCTGGTCAACGTGGTGCAGAGTATGCACAACTCGGTCCATCAGAAAAAATGTCAATCGATAGAATTATTGATAAGAAATCTGCTCTTATAAAGAAGTTAGCGCTTAGATTGATTCCTAAAGTAAAGCAAGCTGAACGTCAGCGCTTGTCTTCATATATGGATGGTGCTGCACTTGTAAATAATCATAATGAGAGTTATAATAACCTATTCAGTGAGGCATTCAAAGACAATGAAAAGGTACAGCCTAACAAACCGGGCAATAAAGCTCCAGCAGTTAAACTCAAGACTGGTAAGGAAACCGGTAAAAGTAATATTGAGCAATTTAGAAAATTCTCTGAAGAAGCAGAAGATGGATCGTCTATCTATCAAGCGCTCAAGAAGAAGGCTGACAAGTCCTCGGTAGACATCGAAATTCTCGGTGAAGTATACAATAGAGGATTAGAGTCATGGGATACAGACACCAGTGTTTCTGCTCAACAATATGCGTTCGCTAGGGTGAATTCTTTCCTTAATCGTGGTAAAACTTATTATAACGAAGATTCTGATCTAGCTCATTCAAATTGTGGAACTGAAGATTGCTGTGGTCAATGTGATTCTGGTGAATTGACCGAACTATCAAAGAAGGCCATGGGTTCTTATGTCAAGAAGGCTGTCCATAGTAGAGATAATATCAAGCGTAAAATTGTCTCTGCTGAACATGAATTAAGGGCCAGTAAAGGCACTAAGGGTCATCATGCGAAGAAGAAGTCATTCGATGCTATCGTATCAAAACTAGTCAAGAGAGACAAGGGACTTGAGCATGCCATCGATAAAATTGCTGAAGATCGTCTTGAAGAAGCCAAGAATGCTAAGCCAGCACATCGTCTAAGATACGATCCGTTAGAGAATCAATGGTGGCATTCTTCTAATGCTGGATTCACATGGAAACGTGCTACTCCAGAAGACGCTAAGAAGGCCTATCCCGGCAAGTATAAAGACCTTTCGAACCAACATAATCTCAGTGAGGAAGACCCCTGCTGGAATGGCTACAAGCAGTATGGAATGAAGAAGAAGGGCGGAAAGAAAGTTCCTAATTGTGTCAAGGAAGACGAGACCATGAATGAAATTTCATGGGACACACAACTAAAATATGACACTGCTGCTCGTAAAGATAGATTAGAATCATTTGAAAAGACTCTAGATTCAAAATTCAGAAATGAAGATGGAACCTACGAAGACCATCCAGAAAGAGATGCGCTTAATAGCCGTGTAGAACGAAGAAATTTTGGTATCAATACTGTGATGGAGCGATCCAATAGACGAAAGGGATTCACCATTGAAGACGTAAAGACGTCTGAGCGCGAACCAGTTCTAGTTCCTGCACATACCGATGAGCATGGTAACACCATCAGAGCGAAAACTGTCATGAGGAAGACTGGTCGCAAAATATTAAGGTCTGGTAATGTTCACAACGGCAAGCCAGACTAAAGAATAACAATTTCATAAATATATAAAATACATTTCTATTAGGAGAAGAAAATGAGTTTTGATAAGAGTTTCGACAACATTAGTAAAGATTTACTAGAAAAGATTAAGGATATTACATCTGAGAAGAAGTCATTGTACGAGAAGACCGTAGAAGTGACTGAAGTAGATACTTCATATCTGGATAGAAATTCAGTAGAATCTACTGGACAACTAGATGAGCTATCTGATGATACTCTAAGGAACTATCGTAAGGCTGCTCAAGCCGTAGTCGATACCAAGAAGAAGGGTCGTCCATCTGCTGCTGATGTAGCAACCAAGGCGAAGAGAACTGCTGGTATTAGTCGTGCTAATGAAATTATGGGTGATAGATCAAATAAAAGACAACAGAAGTATCAAGATGATACTAATGAGGTAAAAAATCATATGTACTTCATGGCACCAAATATTCTTATGGCACATGGGTATAATTCTGCAGGTAATACACCAAATTCACAAATGTTTTTTAAAGTCCATCCCGAACACGGTCTAGTGACACATTTCAAGTTACATAATCCTAAAGCTGATAACTACTACATGGGGGAGTTTGGCTCTTCTGTTAAGGGATGGAGTACTGGAGATTCTCATAAGCATGAAGAGGGGGATACTTACTTCATTAAGAAGAAGGATGTTTCTGAGCGTAAAAAAGATGCTGAACTTCTACTTCGTAAGAAGATTAATGATTATGAAGCAGAACAGAAGAATAGAGCACTCAACGAATCATTCGACCCAGAAGAAGTAGAAGCTGTCCTAAATGAGGCTCAGGGCTCGTCTAACCGTCTTGAAAAGATGGGTAAGAAGAATTCAGATTTTGACTATAAGAAGTTCGACAACAAGAGATATGACAAGAAGTCCTTTGATCGTTCCAAGAGACAAATGAAGGACGATGACTTCAGAGAAGAACTAGAACTTGAGGAATCTTCAGATAAGCTCGGTGACCACACCCTAGTCGCCACTAGAGGTAGTGAGGATGGTAATCGATACGAACTTCATCATAAAGATAAAAACTCTGCCGTTCTCATCAGAACACATAAAGATGGTAGACCGTTTAAAAGTTCATATGAGAAACATGATGTCATGTGGAGAGGGCATCCATTGGGTGGTAAAAAAGAAATTAACCACTGGATGTACAATACCGATGACAAACTAGCCAAATTCGTCAATAAAGGCGATCTAAAAGAAGCTCAATGTTCAGCTAATCGTGTCGAGAAGATGGGTAAGAAGAGTTCTGATTCAGAATATAAGAAGTTCGACAACAAGAGATATGATAAGAAGTCATTTGATCGTTCCAAGAGAACAATGAAAGATGATGACTTCAGAGAGGAAATTGAGTTAGACGAAATTTCATTAAATGCACATGTCAAATATTTAAAGGCTGCAGACAAAGATACTTCTGGTAAGGATCGTTCTAAATTTGTCAACAAAAGTGTCAATAAATTAAATGCTTATAGAGACAAGCAACTAGAAGATTCCAAAAAGAGAGACCTTGAGCCCATAAAACATGAATTAAAAGTTCATGATCTTTCTAGAATGGATCATGGTCGTGCTTACGATGAAACCCAAACTAATGATGATATCGAAGATGGTCATGTCCTTAAGGTAAAGGGCGGAACTGCCATTCTTATGAGAGCTTGGCCCACTATGGTATCTGGTAAATCAAAGCATCTACATTCTCTAGCAGATGGACATTCTTGGGAAACTATAGATGGCGGTAAATATAAAAAGTCATATGAACTTGCCAAGAGAACAATGAAAGATGATGACTTCAGAGAGGAAGTCGAAGAACTAGACGAAGTTTCCAAGAATACTCTTGCATCTTATATCAGTAAGGCTGCAAGGAAGATTTCAACTACTTCACATAGTATCGGCAAAAGCGGTTACAGTAATGATCGAGCTAAAGACGTCAATAAAAGAATTTCTGGTATTGATCTAGCAGGAAGAAAAATGTCTAGTAAGCCGACGAGAATGGATGACTAAGTGATGTTTAGAGAAACTTATAAATACAATCAAAAGGAGATATCAAATGTCACTATGGGGTAAAACAGATAACGCAGCTAATTCCGTACTATGGGGACCGGTTGCAGTAAATAAAACACCTAACACTGTAAATCAGACTCTATTGTTTGGTAACACGACTGCTAACGCATTTATTTCTGGGGAAACTGTAGGTCAATTTGGTCTAGATACTTCAGAAATGACAGCATCCGGCAATGCTTCGGTTTTGTCATATGTCGTTACGGCAGGGGGGTCCGGTTACAGAGCAAACACTACTGTTACGGTTACCGGAACTGCTACTGCAAACGCGAGAACTGATGCTACGGGTAGAGTAATTGATGTTAGAGTTGTTCTAGCAGGAAATGCTTACTCCTCTGCACCAACAGTAACTGTGGCTGCACCTCCTGCACTCAAGTTCAGTGGTAATGCAATAGCAGTTAATGTTGCTACTGATTATATTACTCTTGGTTCTAACGCTGCATTCCTAGCTAATGGTGATCTAGTCACCTATACAGTAGGGGCAGGAAATACTGCTATCACTGGACTAACAAACGCAACTTCATATTATGTTGTAGAAGCTAATACTACCGCAGTTAAGCTCTCAACTACATATGGTGGTTCTGCCATCAATGTGACTGCTGTTTCTGCTAATGCTGAACCAAATCACTTTCTAACTGGACAAACCGCATCTGCAGTAGCAGTTATTACTGGTGCTAAGGGTGCTGCTCACTCTGGTTGGGTATTGAGAACTGTAGGTACCGGTGGACGTGCTGGAAGAATCACATACGAAACTCTTGTCGCTACTGGTTCTATTACCAGTGACTCCGAAGACACAGTACTAAAAGATAGCTAATGTCAACCAGAGCTAGGAAAATACCTAATCTTTCCTCTGCTACTTCCGTATCTAACTCCGACCTTTTCATAATTGAAGTGGTCGGAGCTAATACTTCTACGACTAAAAAGATCACTGCAACTTTACTAAAGCAGAATATTCGTAAAAACCTCGTTCCCGGTCCATATGCTAATGATTCAGTCGCCAACTCTTCAGGCGGAATTGTCGTAGGGGAACTGTACTATACATCCTCTGGGGACATCAAAATTAGACTGGCTTAAATGACACATTTGAATGAAGATACATTTCTACTGTATGCTGCAAAATATTATGACAACCCACAATGTATAGACTCAGAAGAGTTCTATGAAGACATAAAACGCTTTGCTTATCTTAAGCGTCTTTTTGGTAAATATTGCGAATATGGTGAGTTAAAGGAACGACTGATCCTTAATCACATCATCATACTATACAACATCTTTGGCAACAATGCAACAGAAATGTTATTCATGAAGCTAGAAGATTTTCATGTACAATTAAAACCATTTGTAGTACTCTTAGGAAGAATGCCAGAAACTATTAAATATGAAGATAAGACCCTTTTGAACACCGATATACCTATGGACCTAACCATCATTAAGAAATTGAGGCTTGTCTAATGTCAAATAAAATTCCTAACAATGGCGAATACGTTCATGTACCAGAACTTGGTGTCTGGAGGGCGAAGAATAAGGGCGGAAGGATGGATGCCTTCAAAACAGAAGATGAGGCGAAGAAGCATGCCTCTCACGATCCGTTTGCTGGGCTATCTTCATTAAAACAATCGGCTCAGAAGCATAATGATCGTCTTAATGCTACATTTGGTAACCGAGCAATCAAGAAATTCACAGTTAAGGAAGAAGCTCCAGTAAATTCTGCGGGTGGTGGAAATATTGCTGCTATCGGTGTAGGTCCACAGGGTGAACCTCCCGGTAAGATAAATAAGAAGAGAAAAACTTTCAAAGAGTTTAGAAGGAATATGTAATGTTCGGATTAGTGATACCCACATGGATTAAAGTAGTAGCAGTACTAGCCGCAATTGCAGGAACCTTTGGTGCTGGGTATTACTCTGGATATAGTAATGAGCATGCCAAGTTCGAGAAATATAAACTCGAACGTAAACTGGAAATTTCTGATCTAAAGGTGAATCATGCAACTGCATTATTGAATCTTAAGGATAAGACAGTTACTGAGTATATCGATAGAGTTCAATATGTTAAGCAACTAGAAACCAAGTATGTTCAAGTAGCATCTACTAATGTTCCACAGCAAGGAACTATGTCTAATGGTTGGGTGTCACTACATGATGCTAGCGCAAAGTCTAGAGAACCTGACATCGAATTAGCTTCTGATCCTACGTCATCTGGAGTCACTGATACATCTGCTCTAGTAACTATTATCACTAATTATGCCAGATGTACACAAGATCAACAACAATTAATGTCACTACAGAAGTTCATTCGAGACTACAATATTAACGTAGATATTATTAATGCAAAGGCGAAGAAATGAAACTAGCTCTGATCGGATTACTATCTCTTATGCTAATTGGCTGCACTACTATTGTGGAGAAGCCTGTATTGGTTAAATTTGAGCCACCTGAAGTCCTTATGCGACCACCACAAGAATTAATAACTATAAAACCAGAGGTTGTAGATGAGAAGCCTGAGTAATTTCATAACCGAAGCAGAAAATAGAACTGCACTAGCAGATTTGGATGGAATGAAGCCGAGTGAGGCTAGGTCTTCGCTTGCCAATTATATAACTTCAAATTTTTATCGTCTAGCATCTAAGGGTAGTGACAGAAGTCTTCTACTATTATTAGCTGCTATCAATGTTTTATCACTAGGTGACGATTCTAGAAATATTAGTAATGCCAGACGATTGGTGTTGATGGCAACCGCTCAGAAAGACAGTTCGAAGAAATAATAAATATACTACTATATTATTGAAATCCGTGAATAATTTAAAAATTTATTGGGGAGATTTCAATGATCGAGAGAATTAAAGCTGTTATGGAAGTAGGATTGTGTCTCATTAGAAAATGGTGGAGACCATTGACCTGTGTTGGTATTGCTGCTACTATGTGGGTACAAGGAGTTATTATTCCTCTAGCAACAAAAACTGTACCCGATCTAACGGGACTAGCTGCCCTAGTAACCGCCATCGCTGCAGCATTTGCAGTTCGTGAGTGGGGTAAGACGAAGGGTAATGACTAATGACTCAAGAAATTGTAGAACTATATAACGGATATATCGGACTGATTGCTGCAGCATTAGGTGTTCTTACTACATTATTCAGTAAGAAGGTTAGATCAATTGTGGCTGCACCATTCATCTATATTCATAGAACATTCAGCAATAAAGCTATGGAGACTAAGCTTGACTTTATAGTACATGAGCTTAGAGATAACTGTGGATCAAGCCTTAAGGATGCCATTAAGAAAATTACAGTTCAACTCGATGTGTTCTCATCTACATTTGAAGAACGATCTAATCAGTTAAATAGCTTATTTACTCACGTTGAAGGTCTCAAATCAGAAATTTCTGAGATGAAGTCTTCTATCAATGATAAGCAAGCCAATCTGGTAGCAAAGTTTACTGCTATGCTAGACCAACCGAATAGTCCGCCAATCTTTGAATCAGATAAAGATGGCAAGTGCATTTGGGTATCGTCATCATATGTATCTATGGTGTCAAGACCAGCCAATGAATTGCTTGGTTGGGGATGGCTCAATTCGATTCATGAAGATGACCTAGAGCACGTCAAAGAACGTTGGCACGAATGTGTTAATGAAAAGAGAATCTTCGACCTTAAATATAGATTCGTTGATGTAGAGAATCGAATAATTCATGTTAGGTGCAGGGCGACTCCAGTCATGAATGCTTTTGATATTACTGGATGGATGGGAGTAATCACAATTTTACCCAAGAGGAAAGCTGCAAGTAATAGCGAACTTTTATTCACATAACTACATTTTCTTGTTGACAGGGCCTTAAATCCTCAGTATAATCTTTAGTAACAGGGAGGACATAGGTTCTTCGCGGGTCGGTGAGGTATATACTATGAGTACTGTATGGTTAGATACTAAATATATTTCTATAATTTCTTCTAGACTAGATTGTTTTAAAAGAAAAAACACGTATACATGGAACTTTAGGTGTCCTATATGTGGAGATTCAAAGAAAAATAGATTTAAGGCTAGAGGATGGATTTATCCGAAGGATAACAAATTATTATTTCATTGTCATAACTGTAGCATCACTAAAGATGTGCCTAGTTTTCTTAAGGAACTGGATCAGTCATTATTCAATGAATATTTTCGAGAGAAGTATGCATCTATAGAGAAGGATGCAGAAGAGCAAGTCAAGTTTGAAGAATTTGTAAAGAAGATGAAGCCTCCGGTGTTTGAGGCTTCTACGGCTCTATCAGAACTCAGAAGAGTGTCTAGGCTTAGACCAGATCATCCGGTCAAGCAATACATCATGAATCGTAAGATTCCTTCTGAGTATCACTACAAGCTCTATCTATGCATGAAATTTAAGGAGTGGACTAATAGCATCATTCCCGGAAAGTTTGAGAATATAGAGAAGGATGAGCCTAGGTTGATCATTCCATTTCTGGATGAAGACAAAGAGCTATTTGGATATCAAGGACGATCATTCAAGAAGAAGGATGATCTGAGGTATATCACTATCATGCTAGACGAGAGACCTAAGCTATTCGGTCTCGATACACTAAATAGAATGTCTCATGTTCTAGTGGTAGAAGGTCCGATTGACTCTATGTTTCTACCTAACTGTATAGCATCTGCTGGAGGGAACATAAATACTGATCTTGACAGTCTTGGTTTACCTAAGGAGCAGTTCACAATCATTTATGATAATGAACCAAGGAATATTCATACAGTAAAAAAGATCGAGAAGGCTATGGATATGGGATATCGAGTCTGCATGTTACCAGAGAATATTCAGTCAAAGGATATCAATGACATGATACTTTCTGGCATTAGTCGAGAACAATTGGTTGACATTATATACGAACATAGTTATAGTGGTCTCCAAGCCAAACTTAAACTTAGTACATGGAGAAAAGTACAATGAAATTTATGACAGAAATAAGAGAAATTTTAAATGAACAACATAAGGATAATGAGAGAGATTTCAAAAGACAGGTGAAATTAGAGGAGTGTCTTCAGAGGAAATTTGGTGACAGTGTCATGATAGACGCAGACTTTGTTACTCTTGACGATGGATCAACTGGAATAGATATCTATCTTACATTGGATGATGATGACCTTGAATGGAAGGTAGGACAGTAATGACTAATAAGCCTTATCACCTAGCAGATTATGGTGGTAAGCGGGTCAGGTTAACAAAAGCTTCACTTGGTCAATTTTGTTACGATGCATTGACGACTGGAGTGGAAATCTACCAACTATGGCAGATAAATACCATGAGAGGATCAGCGGTCTATCCAGCCATCAAAGCTACAGATGAACAAATAGAGAAGCTGAGAACTTTGGGCTATCATTTCGTAGAGACCCACCAACAATTCATCTGAATAGGACAAAACAATGCTAATTGAATACAAAGCAATCTTACACCCAAGAACAAAGTTAGAATTATCATCTTTCAATAGATCATTGCAGGGTCGAGTTACAGTTTCTGGAGCTACCAATAGCAATCGTAGATGGGAACTAGATAATGATTCTGAGACACTCAACATCGAAGGTCAACGAATCTGTTTACAACTGATATGCGCCGGATTAGCTACATTTCCCATCGCAACTGATCTAATTTCACAGGGATGTAAAGCTATCGAGTGGTCACTATCACCACAGATTATGGGTGATGGAAATTGGCCACAACTTAGAGCCGGTGATCTGGGTAATAATACCCATCCAAGAGTAGTGTTTCTAAATGCTGCATGCAAGTCGATCCATCTACTAGAATCAAGTCTCTATCCACTAGATAGAGTTTGGTTAACCAATATTAAAGCTCAACTTATCAAAGCTGCACTGTGGAATCTGAATTCTGAAGATTTCAAGGAATTTCTTGAAATGAAGAATACTATGAACCAACGATTTACTGCTGGTGCAGTAATGAGAATTACTGGACTCTGGAGTAAGAATCCTGATCTACTAAAGATGGCAGATTACATTTACTTGGATGCTACCAAACGAATGACTCCAGATGGAGTTCTACCTGAAGCATATGGATATGATTGGTCATATCAATCAGTAAGTCTAGGGTCTATAGCACTATATATCGGGACATATACTGATGCTGGATTGAAACCACCTGCTGCAGTACTAAGTATGCTTAAGTTAGCTTCTAATAAGTGGTGCTCCAGCATTGATGACAAAGGGATTGTTACAGTAGCAGGTTCTAGAACACAGGTAAGTTCTTATAGAAATTCGGTTGGTCCACATGGATTTGATGTTGATCAATATGCTCAACGAGCAAGGTATGTTGCATTAGCACCACTACCAAAGAAGACTAGAGAATTATTGCTTGAAAAGTCTAAACTATTAGAATTTTCGGGTCCGGATTATGAACACATCGAGGGATAATAATGAAAGTAAATTTAGTAGGATTAACTACACCATCTGCATATACTGGTTGCCATACTGCAGAAGAACTGATAGTATGGGCAGCTAGAGTTTCGAATCCTAGTAACCAAGCAAACAAAACTACGTCTGCTAGGTTACTAAGATATCTCATCACGAATGCTCACTGGTCTCCTCTGGAACTAGTGAGCATGACTGTAGAGATTGTTACTACAAGAGATATTGCTCGACAGATTCTTAGACATAGGTCATTTACCTTCCAAGAGTATAGTCAGCGGTATGCAAATCCTCTAGAAGACCTTCAGTTCGAATTTAGAGAAGCTCGACTTCAGGACCCTAAGAACCGACAGAATTCTATTGCAGTTGATGACAAACGCCTTCAAGAGACGTGGAATTCTATGCAGTATACTAATCAATGTAGTGCCAAGATTGCTTACAATTGGGCCATAGAAAATGGTATAGCTAAAGAACAAGCTAGATCAGTACTCCCTGAAGGTAATATTCAATCAGTATTGCAAGTGCAGGGAACCATTCGAAGTTGGATTCATTACTGTATGTTGAGGATGAAGAATGGAACTCAAAAAGAGCATGCTGAAGTTGCTGCAATGGTTCTTGATATCATGTCTGTCCACTTCCCTACTATAGTAGAAACAATAAAGCAGATGGAAGAGATTGCTTATCTGAAGGATAAGGCTCTAGAAATTCTTGTTAACAAGTATAATAACGATGAAACAATCTCTCCAGAAGACGAAGAGCTACTACTCAAGTTTATAAATACATACTCCACCAAGAAGTAAGAAAAGGCAGTCGATGAT